AGGAGCATTGGCAACATTTGATATGGAAGCTGATGCAAACAAAGGTGCTCAAAATATATCGCAAGAAGATCTTGCGTTGCCTTTCTTAAAAATTTTGGGCCAACTATCTCCGGAAGTTAATAAAAGAGATGGTAAATATGTCGAGGGCGCAGAGCCAGGCAAAATCATAAATACTGTAACCAATCAGTTGTATGACTCATTAGAAGTTGTACCAGTCTTTTACAAAAGACAGTACATTGAATGGCAAGACAGAGGCACATCAACAGGTGCACCTGTTGCAATTCACGAGGCAGACAGTGATATAATTAGTCAAACCACTAGAGGTAAAGACTATAAAGATAGATTAGCAAATGGTAACTATCTTGAAAATACTGCAAGCCACTTTGTACTTACGATTGGAGATAATCCATCAACAGCTTTGATTTCCATGAAATCTACTCAATTAAAAGTTAGTAGAAAATGGAACTCAATGATGATGGGTATAAAAATGCAGGGTAAGAACGGTTTGTTTACTCCGCCAACTTACAGCCACATTTATAAACTATCCACTGTTCAGATGTCTAATGACAAAGGAACATGGTTTGGTTGGGATGTATCAAAAGTAGGACCAGTCACAGATAAAACTATCTACGACTCGGCAAAAGCTTTTGCAGAATCTGTAGGTAAAGGTGAGATACAAGCAAAACACGGAACTGAAGAGACATCTAAGTCGGCTTCAAATTACTAACAGTATCCTAGGTAGTGGGCGCCGAAGCGAGAGGGGAAGCGCCCACTTGCACTTATTATGATTGAGAAATTTAAACAAATATTTGCAGGATTAGACCGTGCGCATGGTGTCACCATCGTAGGTGAATCAAATGGGAATGGCACAAAAGTAAAAGGAAAATCTTTTGTAAAGAGAGAACCTGTTACTGATGAACTATGGCAGAAACATTTAGATGGTGTAGATAGTTTGGGTGTCATACCCATTAACGATGAAAACAAATGTAAGTGGGGATGTATAGATATAGATTCTTACGCAGGCTTTGACCATCAAAAACTTATAAATAAAATCAAACAATTTAATTTACCTCTAATAGTATTCAGATCAAAGTCAGGAGGTGCACACGTATTTTTATTTTCAACTGATTATGTATCGGCAGGTTTGATGCAAGATAAATTAAATGAGATTAGATCAGTATTGGGTTATGGTGGATCAGAAGTTTTTCCTAAACAAAGAGAATTAAAATCGAAAGATGATACAGGAAATTTTCTTAACTTACCATACTTTAATTGTAGTCAAACAACAAGATATGCCTTTCTTGAGAATGGTGAAGCTGCTACAGTTGAAGATTTTTTTGAATTAGTAGAAAGACATAAACAAGAGGACATCAAAGCAATACAAGTTAAAAGACCAGAAACACCATATTCTGATGGTCCACCATGCATAGAACTTATGATGCAAAACAAAGTAGGTGAAGGTGGCCGAAACAATGCGCTGTTTCATTATGGTGTGTATGCAAAGTCTAAATGGCCAGAAAATTGGAAAACAAAATTAATATTATTTAACGAGTCAGCAATGGCACAACCGTTGTCAGATATAGAAGTAAACATCATAACAAAACAACACGAAAAAAAAGATTGGGGTTACAAATGTAACGACCAACCCATGTGTAGTTTGTGTGATAAAAAACTATGTAAGTCTAGAAAGTTTGGCATAGGACAAGAAATAACATTTCCTAATCTTACAGACTTGCAAGTCGTCAACCTGGAGGAGCCGTACTATTACATGAACGTAGATGGCGACAGATTGTATTTAGATTCAGCAAAACATTTAACAAACCAAAGTTTATTTCAAGAAGAATGTGTAAAACAATTAAGATTAAATCCACCAACATTAAAAACAAATGATTGGAAAAAACTTACAAACATATTATTAGAGAATGCAGAAGTAACAGAACCCGCTGAAGGAACAAGCACAAAAGATTTATTAAGAAATTATTTAGAGGACTATTGTTTAAATAGAATACAAAAAGATAAAATAGATGAAATTAAAACAGGTGGTACGTTTACAGACGAAGGCTTTCATTATTTTGTATTTGATAATTTTTATAATAAATTTTTACTTAGAAATCATTGGAAAATACCTTACCAAAGAACATCACAAATGCTTAGAGATAATTTAAAATGTTTTACTAAACGTGTTACAAAAGCAAAGATATCTGTTTTTGTAGTACCACAATTTGATAAAAAAGAAGACAACTACAAAGAAAAATCTTACAAGAAAGAACACAACTACTAATGACACATATATATTTTGGACCTCCAGGCACAGGAAAGACAAGAAAATTAATTGAAAAGGTAGAGGAACACTTAAACAAAGGTGTTGACCCAGAAACGATTGGGTTTTTTACTTTTAGTAAGAACGCTGCAAAAGAGGCTAGAGATAGAATGAAAGAAAAATTTGGTTTATCTGAAGATAGTCTACCATATTTTAGAACGCTTCACTCACTTGGTTTTGAAGTATTGAATTACACAAGAGAAATGGTTATGAAATCTGATGACTATAAAACAATCGGTAAAAAATGTGGTATAGAAGTTAGTTATGCATCATGGGATGAAGATAATGGTGGTTTGTTTACGTCAGATAGTCCTTATTTAAGTTTAATTAATTTATCAAAATCAAAAAATATTACTGTTGAACAACAATATAATTTAGGACAGCACAAAGAAGATTTAGATTCTAGTGTTCTATATAAATTAGAAAGAGAAATAATAAATTATAAGAGAGACACTAAAAAAATAGACTTTAATGATATGATAGATCAGATGGTGGCTAAAAATATTTGCAGAAATTTTGGCGTTTCTTTTATAGATGAGGCACAAGATTTGTCTATAGTGCAGTGGCAATTAGGTAATTTAATAGAAAAAAACTCAGGATCTTTATATGTTGCTGGTGATGATGATCAATGCATATACCCATGGAGAGGTGCTGATGTTAAAAGTTTTTTAAATTTAAAAGGAACCAGAGAGGTCTTAAAAACTTCTTGGAGAGTTCCACAAGAAGTATTTAAAGTTGCACAGAGGGTCATACACAGAATACCAAAAAATAATAGAGTTCAAAAGGAGTGGAAACCAAGAGAAGAAAAAGGATCGTTCACAGAACATGACGATATCAGTCAAATTCAAAATCAACTTAAAACGGGTAAATGGTTAGTGTTGGGCAGAGATAGATGGAGATTAAATGAATTAGAAGAATTTTTTAAAGATAACAATATATATTATGAAAGAGCAAAAAAAGATAATCCAATAAAAGATAAATACAGAGCGGTAGATTTGTATGAGAATAAATTAAAAAAAGGAGAAGCATTGTCTTACGAAGATTGTCATGAGATAAAGAAAAAAATGTTGAAGAATGAATGGACACCTTCTCTATTTAAAGCAATGGTGCCAAACAGATTTTATACCATGGAAATGTTAAAAAGTGATTTTGGTTTAAAAACAAATTTACCCTGGCAGGCTGCATTTACAAGGATGGGTAAAAATGATACAGATAAAATTGAAGAATTAATTAAAAGAGGAGAAGATTTAATAAATGGAGCAAGAATAAAATTAGCGACCATACACGGTGTGAAAGGCAATGAAAGAGATAATGTTATATTACCACTTAAATTATCAAAAGCTTCTAAAGAGGCTTACATTACAAATCCAGAAGACGAACACAGAGTTATGTACACTGGCATTACAAGAACAAAAAATAATTTACACATAATATACGGAGGAGAAGGAGACTATGAACTATGACAAATAAAGTTTGGGACAAACAACACGGAGGATCACATTATCAAAAATATAAAATTCAACCCAGCAAGTTCGTTGTTGAGAATGAGTTGCTATATCCGGAAGGGTGTGCTATAAAATACATAATAAGGCACCGTGATAAGGGAAAGAAACAAGATTTATTGAAAGCAATACATTTTATAGAAATGATAATGGAGAGGGATTATAGTGAAACCGATATTTAAACCACAAACAGAATGGTTACCACCACAAGAATTTCCTGACTTATCTAATCACGACGAAATAGCAATAGACTTAGAAACTAAAGATCCTGACTTAAAAACTATGGGCTCTGGTTCTGTTGTGGGTAGAAGTAAAATAGTTGGCATAGCAGTTGCTGTTCAAGGCTGGTCTGGGTACTATCCAATAGCACACGAAGGTGGTGGTAATATGGACTCTAGAATGGTTCTAAAGTGGTTTCAAGATGTATTAAATACAGATGCCACAAAGATATTTCACAACGCAATGTATGACGTGTGTTTTATTAAGGCTGCAGGTCTTAAAATTAATGGAACTATCGTAGACACCATGATTGCTGGCTCTCTCGTAGACGAGAATCGCTTTCGTTACGATTTAGGTAGTATGGGTCGGGATTATGTAGGGATAGGTAAAAACGAGACTGTTTTGAAAGAAACTGCAGACCTGTGGGGCATAGACGCTAAGTCAGAGATGTATAAATTACCTGCAATGTATGTAGGTGAGTATGCAGAACAAGATGCTCAATTAACTTTTAAACTATGGCAAGAAATGAAAAAACAAATGTTGTCAGAGGATGTTGAAGATATATTTAAATTAGAGACCGAACTTTTTCCATGCCTTGTCGATATGCGATTTTTAGGCGTGCGAGTAGATGTTGAAGCAGCGAATCAATTAAAACAGACACTACTAGCAGAAGAAAAAGAATGCCTACAAAGAGTAAAAAAAGAAACATCAGTAGATATCCAAATATGGGCTGCTCGATCGATTGCGCAAGTCTTTGAAAAACTTCGCCTACCTTTTGACCGAACTGAAAAAACAAATTCTCCATCATTTACTAAAAACTTTTTACAAAATCATCCACATCCTGTGGTTCAAAATATAGCAAGAGCTCGTGAAATAAATAAAGCCCACACTACATTTATAGATACCATAATTAAACATGAACATAAAGGAAGAATACATGCTGAAATAAACCAACTTAGATCAGATAGTGGTGGCACGGTAACTGGTAGATTTAGTTATAGTAACCCGAACCTACAACAGATACCAGCACGAAACAAAGAACTTGGACCACGAATCAGAAGTTTATTTATACCTGAAGAAGGTTGTAAGTGGGGTGTCTTTGACTATTCACAACAAGAACCAAGACTTGTCGTGCATTACGCATCTATGGATAAAAATAAATACAATATTACAGGTGAAGGTTTAGCGGATGTATTGGAGGCTTATTTAAAGTTAGATGCTGACTTTCACACAATTGTTGCTGATATGGCAGGGATACCAAGATCACAAGCTAAAACTATTAACCTAGGTTTGTTTTATGGCATGGGTAAAAATAAATTACAGGCAGAACTAGGATTAGATAAAAATGAT